ACGCCGTAGTCGGCGTCGTTGAGCAGGGCTGCGAGGTTCACGGCAGTGGCGGCGTTGTCGGCACCGAGGTTGTACTCACGGTCTGCCGTGGTGGCACCCGAGGTCACGCAGGTGAAGGTCAGGCCGTTCAGAACGCAGGTGTCCGTGTTGTCGACGGCGTAGGCGTCGGCGAACGTCAGGGTACCGCCGGTGACGTTCGCGTGGGCGAGGAAGAGTTGGTACTTCCACGCCTTGTCGCACTGCACTTGCCAGTGCATCTTCGCGACCGAGCGCGTGTTGAGGTCGGCGCGGATGTAGAGCGTCCCGGCGACGGCGACGGTGCCGATCTTGCCGAGACCGCCGTAGCTCTCGGCGGCGGCGGCGACGAGCTTGTCTTCGGAGAAGTCGTAGAGCGGAGTGTCGGGCGGGTAGTAGGCCCCGAACAGGTTGTGCTTCGGGTTGGGCATGGTCAGCTCCCTTCACAGGCGCCGGAGGATGCCCGCGCCGCGATAGGCTTCGTGGGGATGCGGCAGCCGGGGGCGGGCGATGTCCCGCCCCCGGCCTTGAGCGTCATGGCGATGTGCGCTTGCACGTCGTCCTTACAGGCAGGTACCGGCTGCAGCGGCCTGCTCGGGCGGGAAGTCGCCGGTCTGACGGATGAGCGTCGCGCCGACGATGCCGTTGCCGGCCTTCGTGACCTTGCAGGCGACCCAGTAGAAGCCGCCGGACAGGTCGAGGTCGCCGACGTCGATCTCGGTGTAGAGCAACTGCTCGACCATCGCCGGGACGCAGTGCGTCACGGCGTCGGTCTCGACGGAGAACGTACCTTCGCCCGCGTCCTTCACCGTGACGGTGATTCCGCCGGAGGTGTCGTCCGCGAAGGTCAGGCCGGGCACGCCGTAGGTCGTGTTCGTGAGCAGGCCGTAGAGGGCGGTCGCGTCCTGCGCGTCGGTGCCGTCGATCTTGAACTGGCGGCTGGCGGCCGTGGTCGTGTTGGTGTGCGCGGTGAAGGTGTACTCGGTGCCGTCGGTGTCGGTGATGGTCACCGTCTCGCCGTTGGCCATGCTCCCCAGCGTGATCGTGGCCTTGGTGACGTCGGTGAGCTTCGCTGCCGCGGCCGTGTTGCTCGCCGAGGACTCGGTGCCTGCCGAGGCGTTGCCCTGCTTGACGACCTTGGCGCCGGTACCGGCCGCCGCCGTCGCCTGCAGGAACTCGACCTTCGTCACCTTGTTGACGACGTTAGCGCCGTCGACGCAGACGAGCGCGGCCTTCGTCCAGCCGCGCATGTCGTAGTACGGGCCGGTCGCGTTGGAGGCGTTGATCGTCTGGCCGACGAGGCCGACGTCGAACTTGTACCGTTCGCTGATCTTGGCGATTGCCATAGTTCACACCCCCGCTCAGTTGAGGATGACGAACGGGGAACGGGCGTCGCCCTTGCGGGGCGTGTAGGTCGCGTCCATCCACGGCGTGCCGTCGACGCGCTCATAGAGGCGCACGGCGTCCTGAATGGTGAGGAAGTAGAGCTGGTCGGCCCAGTCGACGACGATCTGCTGGCGGTCGCCGATGACGTAGTAGCTCCAGTCGCAGAGCATGAGGTCGCCCTTGGTGCCGAGCGTGGAGGCGTTCTCCGACCAGACGATGGGCATGCCGAGCAGCGTCGGGGACGCGGCGGGGCCGGCGTTCGGGATGAAGATGTTGTTGGACCCGGCGTCGGTCATCGAGTAGAGCTCGGGGATGATGGCGCGGTTGGCGACCCAGCAGGCGCGGGACTCACGGCCGAGGAACACGGCCAGCATGCCGAGGACGTCGACCTCGTCGATCTTGCTCGCGACGGCGCGGCTGACGGCGACCTCGCAGCCCGCACCGATGATGCCGTGCGGCTGGTTGGTGCCGTTGCCGCGGATGAATGCCTCGTCTTCCATGAAGGTGAGGACTTCGCCGAAGCTGCGCTCGATGACGGCGCTCATGGAGAGCGGGGAGTCGGCGAGCAGTTGCTTGCTCACCTTGCCGACGGCGGCGAGGACGTTGGCCTCGAGCGAGACTTCTTTGGCCGTCCAGGCGCTCGCGGTGATGCTGTTGGCCTCGGCGAGCCAGTAGCCGAGCATGCCGCCGTAGAAGTTGGTCGCGTGGCTGTCGGCGTTGAGGGCGGGGATCTTCGCCGTGTCGGTGGCCATCGGGATGATGGTCGCGCCGTGGGTACGGGCGACGCCCTGCTCCATCGGGATCTTGAGAATGTCGGCGATGAACTGGTCGGGGACCATGTAGCCGCCGACGCCGCCCGACGCCTCGCCCATGTCCTTCCGCTCGATCTTGCCGGTCAGTGTCTTGGCGAGCCAGTCGGCGAAGCACTTGTGCTCCGCAGGCGGGGCCGGGTCCACGGCCGGGCGCTTGGCCGACTTCAGTTCGTCGATCTCGGCGCGGAGGTTGGCCTGCTCGTCGGCCATCTTCTGCACGGCCTCATCGCGGGACTTCTCCAGGGCCTTGAGTTCAGCCTCGTACTCGTTCTCCTTGCGCTGCTTGAACTCGGAGACGAAGGTCTCCAGTTCGCTCGCGCTCTTGGTGAGCTGGCTGATCAGCTCGGGGGTAAGGTCACTCATGAGATGAAACCTTTCAGTTGTGGGATAGCGCGGTTGATCGCGCTGAGGGCGTCCGCGAGCGAGTGGAGGACCGGCTCGTCGACGGAAGCGGCGGCTGCTGGGGGCGGCTGAGTGGGTAGTCCCGGCTCAGTGCCGAGCAGTGCCTTGAGTGATTCCAGCTCTTCGGGGCTCAGGCGGCCGATGAGACTCTTCACGGCCGTCACTTTCGCGAGTGTGTTCGCGCCCCAGGTGACGAAGCTGTACTCGCGCAGCTTGACCTCGTGGAGGTCGAGACCGCCGAACTCGTTCTCGGAGAACTTGCCGGGGACGAGGTTGTAGCCGATGCTCATCTCGTCGATCACGCCGTCTTTGGCGAGCGTGAGCAGCTCGTCGCCCTTTGCGGTCTGCGAGATGTAGGACTTGGTGAACAGGCCGAAGCCGTCCTCGCGGATCTCCAGCGGCTTTCCAACGAGTCCGTCCCAGACGTCATGCTGGTATGCGACCTTCACGCGGGAGGCGCTCTCCTTCAGGCTCTTGAGAAAAGCTCCCGGCATCACGCGGTCGCCGTAGCTGTCGACGTTGTTGAAAACCGAGGCGTAGCCCTCGATCGTGCGCTTGTCCTCACTGATCGCCTTGACCTCGAAGGCAAGGAATGGGCGGCGGGTCGTGTCGTTCATGCGGAGCCTCCCGAGTCGGGCGGCGGCGTGCGCTCGGGCAAAATCGGGTAGCCCTGGTCGCCGACGAGGTAGGTGTTGGCGGGCATCCAGAACGCCTGCCCCTTGCCGTCCGGCATGGGGTTCATGTCTTCAAGGGCGCGGACGTCGTCGCCGTTCATGACGCCGAGTTGCTGGCGCATGGTCTGGTAGAAGGCGGCGCGGCTGGCGGCGTCGCCGCGCAGGAGGCCGTTGACGTTGAACTTGAGGTAGGCGGGCGCGGGCAGTATCCAGCGCCGGAAGGCGGCTTCCAGAAGCGTCGTCCACGGCAGGATGGCGTCTTGGACGAAGCTCATGTTCTGCTGCTCTATCGAGTTGCCGAACTGAGGCTTGTCGAGCATCGCGCCGAGGCGGTGCGGGGGGATGCCGTAGATGCGCGTGCCGATGTCGACGACGCCGAACTGGCGCTCTTCGAGGAACTGCGCCTGCTCGTGGGTGATGGACATGGGCGTGTACTTGGCCGCCACGAGGCCGGCGATCTTGTGGCCCTCGCCGCCGCCGCCGTAGAGCTCGCGGAAGGACTGCGTGTAGCTCGTCGCCTCGGCCTCGCTCGTGCCGGCGGGGAACTCCAGCACGGCCGAGACGGCGGCGCCGTTCTGGTAGAACTTGCCGAGGTACTTCTGCGCCGCCTGCCCGATGCCGATCTCCTGCCGCGCCATCTCGACGGGCGAGAGGCCGCGGTCGTGGCCGGGTAGGGTGAGGGCGCGGACGTGGACGATGTCGCCGGGGTCGAACGCCGCGCCACGGTGGTCCGCGTACACGAGTTCATTCGTGTCCTGCCGCCGGGCGGTGATGACGCCGCGCGGGTTGAGAACGAAGAGGCTCTGCGGCTTGCCCGCCGCGCCCTTGTTGCGGGTGTCGAGGAAGAGGTTGCCCTCGCCGAGCAGGGAGTCGACGGCCTGCGCAATGAATTCCGGCCACAGTTGCTCGGCGTTGGGGCGCTGGAGCCAAAGCGGTTCGGGGGCGAAGGGGACGCGCGCCGAGCGTCCGCCGAGGTCGCGCTTGGCGAGCACGTCGGCGGGGAGGCTGGCGATCGTGTAGGCGATGATGCGCCGCGAGCCGTAGACGGCCGAGTGACGCATCGCCGACTCGGAGTCGACGGACACGCCGGCCTCGGTGCGGACGCCGCCGAGCCACGTGTTCCACGACTCTGGCCACGTCACCGTGTCGGACTTTCGCAGGAGGCTGCCGAGCAGGCTCACTGACGGCCCCGGAGCTCGAGGACGTGGGCGAGTACGAGCAGGAGAAGGCCCGCGACTGCTGCCGCGAGCCAAGGCCGCAGGGCGTAAGCGCCGTACGTTATGCCGGAGCCGAAGAGGACGGCTCCTGCCGCATCAAGAGCGGCCCGCACCTTTCGCAAGGGCGTCTCCTAGGTAGGTACCTAGGAGGCAGTTTGGCGGGCGGGGCGTACGCCGCGTGACAACGATTTACTCTAGATGACGACTCCGGCGAAGGCGGCGGGCGAGCGCGGTGCCATCGCGCGCTCAAGGGCGGTTACGGTGGCGGCGACGGCATCGATCTTCTCTCGGCTCTTCTCTTTCGCGAGCTTGACAAGGCCGCCTTCCGAGTGGGCGAGCACGACGTTGTCGGCCTGCCATGCGAGAAGTCGGTTCCCGAAGTGATTCACCTGGCGCTTGAGCACGAGGCGCTCAAGTAGCTGGATCGGCGGCGTGAGCGTCCGTGGTCCCTGCCTCACCTCCACGAGCGTCAGCCCCTCGGCGGTGAGCGGCACGACGAGATTGGTAGCGAGGAACGGGTCGTAGCCGATCTCGCGGATGGTGTAGCGTTCGGCGTCGGCCATGACGTCGGCGAAGATGGCGTTGTAATCGGCGACGTTGCCCTCGGTGAGCGTGAGCCATCCGGAGCGCGACCAGGCGTCGATGTCGCCGCGCATGTTCGTGCGCTTGGCAGCGACGTCCTTTGGCAGGTAGCAACGCACGAGCAGGTCGTATCCGAGCCCCTTCTCTCCCGGCCACGGGAACACGAGCGCCCACGAGCAGAAGTCCTGGCCGGACGCGAGGTCGAGCCCGCCCCAGCACTCGCGGCCCGCAAGACTCTCGACCGTCGTCGTGCGGTCGTGGCACCGGCGCCACATCGCCGGGTTGAGCCAATGCGACTCGGCGCCGACCCACTGGTTGAAATGCAGTTGCAGGACGCTGTTCTGCATGGACGGTATCTCGATCGCCTCGCGCACCTTCTCGCGGATGCCCTCGGGGTTGAGAAAGCCGCCGGGCTGCCCTTCGAGAGACGGGTTCGCCAGCGGCCACAGGTCACGCTCGCGGACGAAGTTGCCGTCGGCGTCCTGCTCGGCGACCTCAGCGAATGTCGTGCCTTCTGGAACCTCGAAGATGCGCGCCGCGATCGCACGGTTCTTGACGTTCCTCGAGATGACCTTGCCGGCCAGTTCGTACATCTCCCAACAGATGCCCGACTGCCCGATGCCGGCCGTCGAGATGGCGAGCGTGAGCGGCTGCTCGCGGGCCATCGTCGAGGTCCGCAGCACATCCCACAGGGTGCGGTCGGGCGCGGTGTGGAGTTCGTCATAGATGATGCCGGAGGCGTTGAACCCGTGTGCGCCGGCAGCGTCGGCGGGGATGGCCCGGTAGTAGCCGCGGTTCTCCGGGCAGACGATGCGCTTGATGGAGTCCTTGACGTCGCAGACGCTGTTGAGGTACTCGCTCATCCGCACCATGTCGGCGGCGACGGCGAAGACGAGGCCCGCCTGGTCGGAGTCCTTGGCCGCGCCGTAGACCTGTGGTGCCGCCTCGCCGTCGGCGATGAGCAGGAACAGCGCGATGGCGGCGGCGAGCTCCGACTTTCCCTGCTTGCGGGCGATGAAGAGGAGGGCGGTGCGGACGATGCGGATCCCGCGACGGTCAACAACGCCGAAGACGTGCTCGACGAAGTCGCGTTGCCACGGCGTGAGGACGAACGGCTCGCCCGCCCACTTGCCGATGGTGTGGACGCAGCAGCCCTCGATGAAGCGGATGCAGGCGGCGGCCTTACCTCTTCCGGCGGCGCTGAGTCGCACTCAGAACCTCCGCGAGCGGGTTCGGCTTGTTGTCTTTGCCCTTGATGGCGGCGACGCGGGTGCGGTCGGCGGGCGTGAGGCCGAACCGGGCGAGTAGGCCGATGACTTGCTTGAGGGCGCCGGTGCGTGTCGTGACTGCGGGCGTGACCTGCTCGTAGCCGGACTGGCACACCTGCGTCGTGCCGTTCTCGCGCACCTCTTTGTCGGCCTCGAGGTAGCGCACGAGCTCGTTGCAGAGGAGGGCGAGGGCGAGGCCATCGGCGACACTGAGGACGCGCATGTCGGCGAGCAGTGGCACGAGGTACGCCCAGTGCTCGTGCGCCTCTTCGGGCAGCCACTCGGGGACGGCCGGAGCACCGATCGTCGGCGTTGGCTCGGCCTGTTGGCGAGCTTTCTCCGGCTTCGTGCGGTGCTTGCGGTCGCCTTCGAGTTCGCGGATGCCCGCTGGTCTACGTGCTGGCATGGCTCAACCCCTCCCTTCGGCCGATGGGGAAAATCGATTTATGCC